CACCATTTGAACGGCTTAATAACTTGTATTTTCATAATAACCTCAAAAAAAGGGAGGGCGCAAACCCTCCCTATAATGTTAGTGTGTAGTTGGTAAAATACTAGCATTGCCAAGTATCATTGTTACCGCATAAGGCGTGCTTCCAGGTGTATTTGCAGCCGTAGCCACAACCCTAACATAACGCTTAGAGGTAATCAAGCCAACCGCATATACAGCAGCATCTTCGGCAGCGTTGTCAATAGTTAAAAACACGCCAGTTGACGAATTAGGAGTAGTTACTGGTGATAAAGAAGAGCCAACAAGCACTCTATCCGCATCAGTCACATCAACAAAGCCACTATTTACCGTATCACTTTCCTGAAATTTAAAAGCCCATGAAGGCTGTGGAGAATTGGCAATATTAGTAACCACTCCAACGTTAATAAGGGCAACTAAACTTTCAAATCCTGCCGTATCAACGCCATTGGTTGGGGTATTAGTTGCCGTAATTGCAGCATTCACAACGTGAGATACTGGTTTAATGTTAGATACTAAATCTCTACTTGTCATATTATTTACTCCTTAAGATACTGCGAATTTCATCAGCTTTAATGCGTCAAAATTAACGACATCTCCGCCAGTGTATTTGGTTGTGTAAAACTTAACAAATGGCTTATCAGTGAATGGGTCACGCAACACACGGAAGCCACGACCATCAACAATTTGATAAGCGGTGCGGAAGTTACCAAATGCAAGAGAGAAGCTGTCACCAGCTAAATCAGGCATATCTTCCATATTACCAATATTATAACCACCAAGATTAAAACCTGTTGCGCCTTGAGTTACGTTCAAATCAACAAGGTAACGTCCATCAGCATCCTTGCGGGTGCGGAAAAACTTTTCAACTTGACGATTCATTGCAAAAATTGCACCAGCACGATAAGCAGGATTTAACGCAGCAATTATTTCAAAAATTGCGTCCATGTCAACAGCACCAGCAATACCAGATACATCAGGCAAACCACCAGCCGCACCAGAAGGCACATATTGCAATTTACCCCATGCACGACCAGCGGCATCAGTAGTTGTCAATGCTGTTGCACCATAAGCCAAAAAGCCTTTGGGTTTTCCAACGCCATCACCATTAACAAATGCAGCATTTTCAGTGCGGCTCATAATATCTACAATCTTACCATTAAGCCAAGATTCGATATTAATCGTTGCCATATCCAAAAGACGTTGCGTTGCCCGTGGTTGTGCGTATTGCTCAAACACATAGATTTTTTGAGAGCCAACTTTTGGAGTTGCAGTAGTAACTGGTGCAGACGTTTCATCAGTCCAGCCGCCTGTAGTGCCAGATTCAACATCAATGGGATATTCAATGCTATCTGTTGTAATTGTCACAGTGCTTGCAACTTGGCGAACAGGTGAAGTTTCAAACAAACGTGTTTTAATGTCGTTTGACATAACAGTAGGCACAAAGTAACCACCATCAGGGTCAGAACCAACAGAAAGGGTTGCGCGAATATCAGGCACATCCATTGCATTTGCTTTAGTCAAAAACGCATTGAAAGCATTAGAATAATCACGATACGTTTCTAAATCAGTATCAGTGACATTATAATCTTCAACTTTTTTTACACCAGCAAAGAATTCACGAGCATGTTGCTTAATATTTTTGTCTTGCTCATTACTTGCGCCCAATGCAGGACGATTTGCAGCATTTTCAACAGCTTTAAGTCTGTCCATAGCGTCATCAATCGCATTATTAATGCGGTCAACTTGTTCTTTTTTAATAACATCGTCAAAACCTTTGGCAACGTTATTGATACGTTCATCATTTGCAGCTTTGAAGTCTGCAAAAGTCTTATTTAATGCTTCAATAGCATCTTTTACTTCACTCATAACAATCCTCTATTATGTTATATTTTTTATAAAAGCAGCTAGATTATTCAAGCCACCAACTAAAGCACTAACATCATCGTCACGATGACTTGCTAGCAATTCAGGAACGTCACGCTCCCTTAGAATATCAAACCCTTCAACAACAGCAGCCTTTGCAAGCGCATTGCCATAACCCTTTTCTCGCAAATTAGCCTCAATATTGCGCTTAATAGAGGCGGGAGTATTATTAAATATTGAAACATCAAAACAAGCTGATATATCAACACTATTATCAATTATACCATCAATAAAACCGCCGTCAAGTGCTGATTGAGCATCTAGCCATGTTTCAGCGTCCATCATTGCAGCAATATCATCTTTTTTCTTGCCAGTTTTCTTGCGATAAGTGTCAATTAATGCGCCGTCTATTTGCTCAAGCATATTCGCAGTTGTGCGCATATCCTCTTTATTTCCATAGGCTAGCGTCCATGCGTTATGTATCATTAAAAACGAATTATCAGCCATTTCAACGCTATCACCAGCCATAGCAATAATTGAAGCAATACTTGCAGCTAACCCATCAATTCTAATTAAAACATTGCCTTTATGTTGCTTTATAGCGTTATAAATGGCTATTCCATCAAAAACATCACCACCAGCAGAATTAATAGCAACAGTTATATCCTTGCCATCCAGCGCATTTAATTCTTTGGTGAAAGCCTTTGCAGTAACGCCAAAGTAACCAATTTCATCGTAAATCTGCAATTCAGTGTCTTTAACTGCAAAAACGCCATCAATTACGCTCTTTTTCGCATAATTACGCACTTTATTTGCTTTTAATCCATCAATTATTATCATTTTGCGCAACTCCCATGTTATTATTTGCATTTGCACGTTCAGGCAACAAATCACCACCCTCAATAGGGGGCAAATCCTCTAATGCTCGCACCTCATTAACAGTCATATATGCAGCATGTCCACCGCTTCCAAGTGCCTTAGCATAACTTTCACTTCTTGATTTGCTATCGCCACGCAACAATCCATCAACATTAAACTTAATTTGATGATTAACTCTATCTCTATCACTCAATAATTGGCAAGAAATAGCCTCTTCCCAGCGTCTAATCCACGGCATTAACACATAATCCACAAATTGACGTGCCATATTTTCAATATTGCTGAAAGTTGCCTTTTCTAAATCACCCGCTAAATGCGGTGGAACGTTCCAAATACCCGCAATAATTGAACGCTGCAACTTGCGACTATCAAGCAACTGAGCTTGCTCTGCCGTTTGGCTCATTGATTGCCAACTTAAACCGCCCTCAAGCAATAATGGCTTATGAAAGTTTTGAAGCCCCGAATACATGGATTGTATTTGCTCTTTCAATCTATCAAATACCGAATCGCCTATTTTTTGCTCAGTGCTAAATGCGCCACTAGTTGACATTCCATTTTTGAACATCAATGCAGCACTTCTATCTTGCGCCAACGCTAATCCAATTTGATTGCGCATTTTGTGAACCACATTAACGCCAGAGAATCCATTCTCAGACTTGCCAAATAAATGGAATATATCATTTGAATTATATGTACGAATATTGCCTGTTGCAGAAATAACATCATACAAAACATTATAACGTTCATCTTGTTTAACGGTCACGTTTTCAATAGGAATTGGCAATAATTCTCGCAATTCACCACGGATTTTATTTTTGAAAAAAAACACATTACCACTTAGTGCAACATGTGATGTTGCATATTCACGAAAGACAAAACTATTTTGAAATCCATTTGGCTTACCATGTGATGATATTAACGCTTGTAAAGGGTGATTAGTGGCAATTTCTCTATCGTCACCATTAACTTTTAACACATTCAAAGGAAGTTGAGCAATTAACCCAGAAATTAAATTGACCGCAGTCCATACCGCTTGACATTCCATGGCGGTTTTAGCATTTACATTAACGCCAGCGTCATTTTCACCTTCGCCAAATCTAAGCCATAACTCTAAATCCTTAGACGTGCTTATCCTGTTAGCGTTTGCCTCTATAGGAGGCGCACCACACATAATAGCAACAGCTCTTTCAATCTCGGCTAATTCCAATGTAAGCCCTTATTTTTGATAACATTAACATAATAAAAAAGATATGTCTATAGTTGCCTTATATTTAATTCAACTGTTTCAACTTTTGTGTTGCTATTTGCTGCACCAACCGCCATTGCAAGCGCAACCATTCCATCAATGCGTCCTGTGCTTTTTGCTTTGTTAAATACCTTGCCACCAGTTCCCGCAGGGTCAACACGCACAACGCAATTTGCAGCGCACATTGTAAGAACTGGATTAATTTGTGTTTTTATTTTTTCTTCAATCAATAAAGTTTCAAACTTTTCAATACTTGATGGCATCCATAAAGGGTTTTCTCTAGGCTTGCCGTTGTCATCTAAAACATTATTGCCTTCCGCATCTTTTAACAAACCCGCCCTTCTAAATCCTTGCGGGTGTTCAACAAATGGAGCATCAATGCCCATTGCTTGCATATCCTCCGCTAATTCCTTATGACGATAATTATCATAAGCAATCGCTTTTATATCAAAATCAGATAATAACTCACCAATCCTTGCGCCCACTGATTCTAGCTTGATAACCTTGCCTTCCGTTTTATGAATAAATCCCTGCTTTAACCATGTAGTGTATGGCGCACGGTCACGTTTTTCTCGCTCAAACATTGTATCATAAGGCGACCAGAAATCCATAAAGCTATAAAACACATCATCACGCTTAAAAATCATACCAAGGGCAGTTAAATCTTGTGTAAATGATAAATCCAACCCTAGCCAACATTCCTCACCAGCGAAATCATCTAAGTATAATTCAGCTTGTGATTTTTTCCAAATACTAGCAGAAACAAAAGGCGAAATTGTATTTACCCTTTGATTAAGGTTAAGATTACGAAACATAGGCTCATTACTTGGCATTCTAATTGCATCATTGGCAAGCTCAGCTAAATCTTTTTCACTTCTAAATATACCAAGGGCAGGGTTTGATGCAATCCATGCTTCTTTGTCGTCCATATTACAATCAGCGGGGGCTTGATATACATGCGAAACAATATCTTCTTTTTGACTTTTTTTTGCATCATCAAGCCATATACTTAATAAATCCGCATCACTTGCAGCTTGTGTTGATATCACAATCAACAGGGGATTTTCATGCGCCCCCTGAGAAGTAACAATGGCATCAACAAAATCATCTTTTGCGCCCCTAACTTGCCCCAATTCATCAAGAATACATAATACTCCAGAAAGTCCATGAGCAGTCCTACCATCGGCGGCAAGTGCTTTGTATTCCACATTCATCGGCAACCCTATAAGCTTTTTTGAAGATGGAATAATTTTTATTATTTCACTTAATTTAGGCGACATCATTATCATCTTGCAAGCAAGATTAAAAACCAATGACGCTTGGTCACGGCTTTGCGCTCCCGAAATGATTTGAGAATTTTGCCTAGCCTCAGTTCCAACAAGATGAGCCAACAACAAACATGCTATAGTTGCAGTTTTGCCGTTTTTTCTAGCTATTGAGTTGTATGCTCTTCTTGTTCCATGCGGATTGTCGTAAATAGAATATATAAACGCCTCCTGATATGGTAGAAATTTTATAGGCTTTCCCACCATTGAACCTTCGGGAACTAAAATATAACGCTCACAAAATCGCAATACACGCTCTGCCCTTGTTAATTCATTAGGAGGTAAATCCCTCCAATTTCTTATATTTGGAACGCCACCGCATTGAATGGCATTTATAATTTCAGGAGATAAATTATTCATATTTAATTCTATCTTTTCTTATAATTTTTATATTATCCTTATTTAACCAAGTATCATAAAGTCCCCATGAACGTATGCTTTTTTGTCTCAATGAAAAGAGGCAAGACAATTCACTAGATTTTATTTCTAAAAAATCCGCCAATTCAACTCTTGTGATTTTTTTTTCTTCTAATGTTTCAAAATTAATAAAATGATATATTTTTTTATCAGCTCTAGGATTATTTAATCCAGTAATATCGCCTCTTTTTTGAGAGTTTCTTTTGCATTTTTTTTGCAATCTCAAAAAATGATTTTTTGCATCTTCTTGGCTTTTATACCAACCTTTGCAATTACCATCTATCGTTTGAAAATATAATTTTTTCCCAAAGCTATCTAAAAAATCAACTTTTCTGCCAGTCCATACGCGCCCATCAAAATGATATAAATTATAAATTGTTTGGTCAGTCAAATTGCTATTCTTATAAAGTTCTTTGCCAGATTTGCCATTGTTTTTTACTGGATAAAACCACCCATTATAATTATGTTTTTGACCAAGCAATAATGATGAAATAGCTCTAAGCGTAAGACCAGTCTTTTCAGAAATATCAATCCTATCACCAGAAACAACCCTGCCATCATGATTGTGTAATTCATATATTTCTTTATCTGATACTGGACTATTTTTACCAGAGAAATTAGAAGAATAATTTTTTGCAGACATTTTTCTGATATGAGAATATTGCAATCGTTTTTTGAAACAGGGTCTTTCTGTTCCATTGCTTAAATTGCTCATTGCTTGCAAGGCAAAAACCATCTTTCCGCCATGTATTTTAGCTAACAATAAATGTGCGAAATAATGGTCACTAGCAGTCAATTTCACTAGATTAAGTTTATTGTCAGTTCCACCTAGTGCCTTTGGTAAAATGTGATGTTTTTCAGTGTAACCAATTAATTGATTTTCTTTTGCTTTTCTGCTTAATATAAATTCATTGTATATTTTTGAATAATTCATATCCCAAATATATCATAATAGATGAAGAAGGGCAAGATTTAATTATAACCATTAGGCATTGCTATTAAATCATCGTCACCAATTCCATTTATCACCTCGCTAGCTTTTTTCTCACCTTTCAAAGCCTTAACCGCATCTTCTGATTTACCAACTGTTGCCTCAGCGTGTACATGTAACATGCGTGATATAGCCATTGCCCTGCGTGACAACGTTTCAAGCAATGAATGTTTAGGATTTACAATTTGAGTTCCTTTTGCATTTACCAATACATCTCCCTCTTTTGTTACCTCAATTTGCAATCTTTCAATATCAGCCTTACATCTTGCCAAATTAGCAGCGTTTTCTAAGTCACTATTATTCCAAGTATCCCTCGCGCGCGCGCGCACAATGCTATTCCAAAAAGGATAATCATCATCACGCAAATTAATATGCGCAGGCGGCTGTATAACATCATCAATCGCATTTGCAAAGGCTTTAATCGTGCTTTCAACAGTGTTTGATGGATTTTTCTTTATCATATATCCATATCATAGCATGTTTTTTTTCGGTTCGCAATAAAGTTTTAC